CTCCGAAGCCGAGGGTCGTGGGTTCGACTCCCGCCGGGCGCACCACTCCCATAAATAAGCCTGTTCTGGGTCAAGCTCAAGCTTTGCTTTGTATAGCGTTTCGCCCTTATCTAGTCCTAATAGCTCTGCTAATTTAAGAATTGTTTCGTCATTGGGCTTTCTCTTGTCCCCTGTTTTGTAGTTTTTGAATTCTGAAATCCTGCCAGAACTTAGCCCTATTTTTTCAGCCAATCTATTTTGTGATCCTACTTTTATTGATGCTTTTTCAATTAATTGCCTAATCATGATAAAAACTCCTTTACTTACTGCTCCCATTTGGGTAGTATTAATACATAGGCATATTTTTTTGTCTTTGACACTCCCATTTGGGTAGTACTTACCAATTGGGGTTGTTTAAATTTTATCACTGGGCAGGAGTGAATACTATGGCACATTATCAATTTGAAACTAAAAAGCAATTAGTTGAATTTTTACCATTTCAACATAAAAGCTTTATTCAAGTTACTTTGTATAATAAACAAGCCAAATCATTCGGCTTAATCAAAGTTGAGACTGTTTATATTGCTTTGACTGATGAAAATCTAAAAAAATTGCAGTCTTACAAGTCAATAGCCGCCTTGGTCAAATATGCCAAAGCCAATCAAATTGATGATAGTGCAAGTGATGCTAAATGCAGTGATAGCACGTCGTCAACCTCTTACCCCGCCCCTGTACCTGCCAAGTTTAAGGAGCGGGGTTTTTTAATTCAAGTATGTCCGACCGTAGCTGACCAATTGACGGAATGCTTGGATAGCGCAGCGGCTTATAACCCGCCTCTCTTACCATCGCATCGCGTTCCGCATCTTTCTGTTCTTTACCAATATGACTCTTATCATCCAATTCGATGACTGCAAGTATCGTAAAGTTTTGGTCAGTAATAACAAAATCAGCGATTTTTTGACTAAATTTATTCCGCGTTGCATAGCTGCTAGTCCAAAGTATAGCTCCAAGCGCGACTTGGGGAAAAATGTGGCATTCGGGGACTGCTTCTTTTAGTACGCCGAACATCACTTTTTCATGAACTGTCATTATATGGCTGCTTTTAATAGGTGTTTTATTAGTTTTAGGTAGTTTTCTAGGTTCTATTGTTGGTTGTTCTTTATCTTTGCCATTTGGCATGACGATGAATATAAATAATACGACTATAAAGATAATTGCTGCTATTAATTCCATATTTATTCCTTGGTGATTTATGAACTATCAGCCCTTTTATCACATGCACATTTTAGTATCAGATGAACTATTAGCGGCTATTTCTGCCAATAAACCTGCTTTGATACTTTTTGCTTTATTGGTTGTGTTTTGTATTTACCTATTTTCAACCTTTATTAACTCGCTGGTGGCTTGGCGTCGCATCAAGAACAAACGTCCTTACACCTTAGATCATTTATAGCCAGTGAGATCAATCTTTTAACTAAGATTGATTTTCAAAACAATAACAGCTTTATCGTTATTTTTTTGAAAATCAATCCAAGTGCCGCGAACGATAGTTGTTAAGAACATGAATTATGGGCGGCACTTACCTGCATTAACTTTGACTAGGCTGTCTTTTTATGAATGTTTTCACAACAGAAAAAGAATTTGAGCAGGCGGCCATAAATTTAGCTGCTCGTATTATTTCCGAAAGAGCAAGTGAGGTGATAGCGACGGGCAATGTTGCAGACATTGGTGAAGAGTGTTTGGAATACTTAGAGCAAATAGCAGTAGATCGTCAGCTTTCGCCGGTCATGGTTGCAGTGTACTTGGATGTAATCAAAGAGGAAAACGAGGAAATAAGACGGTTTTTTGATTAACTCGTTTTAATCTGCGGTTGTTTCGTGATTTTAAGACCGCCGCCGCCAGTGCCAAGCCGAAAATGTTTTGTAGTGACAGAATGAAAGCGTTAAGGAATGGAACAAACAAAGACGGAATGATTTGCTGTTAGGAATGTAGCCGACTTTGTGGAAAGACTGGTAAGCAGATGACAGAGCGGAAAAATGTTAGAGGATTAAACGTCCGGCGGCGGCGGTCAATTAAAAACAGAATAAATTTAGCTATTAAATCGTGGGAACGAAAAACCCCCACTTGTAACACGGGGGTAACGGGATGGCGGACATGAAAACGACACTTGACTATAGAAAGCAGATCGCTGCCATAGCATCTAAGCAGCAGCTAACAATCAAGACTAAAAAAGGTACTGAATTAGTCCCCATTCGTATCCCGTGTGGTGCTGAAAGCGTAATCATTGATGCGACAAACTTTGTCTGCGGTGTAGAAACTTTTGATGATCGCTTTATAGAAGTATTAAAGGACAAAGAAATTCCCGAAGCTGAAAAATTAGAGTTAGTGAAAGAGTTTATTTTTGAAGTATCACTAACGCTTCAAAAGATTTTTGGCGCTGATTTTGGAAACGTAAGCTATAACGGCAAAGGGATTCACTTTTACAAGTATGGTTTCAGCATTGGCAATGATGATGCCAAGCTCGGTACGATTGCCGTTGGTGGTCAGAACAACACCGTTTTAATCATGATAACCGGAACGGGCTGTCAGTTTGCTGATAACTACTGGGAATATAACCTTTACGACTTTTTAAAGCATGACGCGAAACGCGCAAAGCTGACGCGCATCGACTTAGCACATGATGATTTTGAAGGTGCGTATTCATCACCTGAAATAGCAGATGAAGCCGATTCGCAAGGAATGTTTGCCTTAACTAATAAAATGCCTACGGTTCAACATTTGGGCGATTGGAAACGCCCTACCGGATTAGGTCGCACGTTCCAAGTTGGCAAACGGGAAAATGGCAAATTATACCGTGGCTATGAGAAAGGTAAAAAGTTTGGTGATGCTGATAGTCCTTGGTTTAGATCAGAAATTGAGTTTGGAACAGCAGGGCGACATTTGCCCTTTGAAATGCTGATAAGCCCTACCGAATACTTTGCCGGTGCTTATCCGTATTGCTTGGAGCTTATAGAACACGCAAAAGGCGAACTATTCGACAAAGTAAGTCGTGTTCCTTGTACAAAAAAGGAAGCTGAAATCAGCTTAGAAAAGTCATTGGCAATTTGGAAGCATCAGGCAGGGCGTTACATTGCTGCTTATCGTGAGTTATTCGTTAAAAAGGACGCAAACGGCAACATTGTACCAGATGATAGCTTGATCCTTGACTTGCTCCAAACGGACAAAAAGGACTTTTACCCAAAACGGTTAAGAGTCCATGAAAAGTTTATAAAAAATCCGCCCTCCTACGCGCCGTGGGCAGATCATAGCAGTAAGTGCGCGATACCATTTATCTAGGAGTAACGTATGTTACAGCAAGTCATTATCACTGGTGCTAAACGTTCAAAGGGCGACATTGAAGGTCGTCCGTATGACAGTACAAAAATCTATGTTCAGACAAAAATGAACTCGGATAACGGCGAAATGATCGGATTTGCAACCAGTGAATACAACTGGGGGTTGTCTGACAACTTTGAAAAGTTGCGCGGTTTGAAGTTTCCGATCCATGCTGATATTGAAATGGAAATCGTAACATCAGGTCGTAGCACAAAAATGATTGTAACTGACGTTATTCCAAAAGCTGCTCCGGCTGCTGTGTCAGTTACGGTTAATAAGTAACAAATTTTTGGATGATATGGCTATTAGGGAGTTGATTATGGAAGAGTTTAGTAAGTCTGAGCTTCTGCATATTCGCTCTGCATTGACTGCTTATCATCTTAAGATTCGTACTGCTGATCGATCACAGTGTGAAGATAATAACCAAGAAGAACTGCATCATGAAGTTTGGGACTTAAGAAGAAAAGTTGTGAAGCTTTATGAAGATGCAAAGGATAAATAATGTTCTGTGTTCGGTGTGGTAAAGAACTAAATGATGAAAATATGGATGCTAAAGCTTCAGCTCATCGTATAGAAATTTGCAAAAGTTGTTTGCCCTCATTTCTTAGAAGAGGCGCTTTTTTAGCAATCTCGCTTTATGTGTTTATATTTTTATTGTTTTCTACCTTTATTTATCTTTACTTACAAGGCTTTTAAATGTCTACGGTTTACCAATGCGTTGAAGTGTCGCAAGCCGATATAAACGGCTATCAACAGTGCATCCAATGGCAAGCCATACCCGACTACGGTGGCTATAAACTAACCAATGAACAAATGGCAACTTTAATTTTTGCAATCGCTGCGCTATTCGCTACCGTGGCAGTGATAAAGATTGTCAGGCGTACATTTTTCTAAAAAGGATTCCGGTATGGAAACTAATGTAAAAGCTGTTCCTGTTGCTGAAAAAGCACCAAAAAACCTAGTTCGTGCTGCTCAAATTACCGCTGTAACTGCTGCGCCTGTTATCTTTGCTGCTTCTGCTAGCGCCGTTGGTGAATTAGCTGCGCCTGATATGACACCTATCGTTACGCTAATCACTGGTATGGTTGCGTTGGTGGCATCAATTGGTATGGCAGTTCTATCAGTTTATGCAACTGGCAAAGTCTTTAAATGGGTTAAAGCTGCGTTCTAATGAGCTTTCATCCTGAATTCGTCTTACAAGTTATTGCGATAGTCTGCGTGATTATCGCAATTAGAGACGCGCTCAACCTGTGATTAACTTACCAAAAATATATAAAGGATTTTTTTATGCAATTTAACAATATGTGTAGAAAAGTCCTTTATGTGTTTTTATCGTTCGCGATTGTTTACGCAAACGTCATCCAAGCAAACGCTGCAAGCTCTTGGAACGTCAATAGCGCAAAAAGTTCCGGCGCTCGCGTCATCATCGGCGCGACAAATGGTGGTTATAAATCTGCTGTTAATATTCCTCCAAACTTGGGCAAATTGCTTAAATATGGCTTAAGGGGTGCAAATATTGCGTCTTGGGCGTTAACTGCTGCGTCAATGCTTAATGATGGCGTTGATTTTGTTTTAGATCCCGCAAACAATAGAGTTAAGTATAAGAGCACTTCCGGCGGTTATGTTTTTACTATAAATGGTACTGATGTTTTTACGTTGGATGAGCTTAATGCTATGCACGTTCAACGTTGTAAAGGCGATATTTTGCCGCTTAAGATTAATTATTCCAATTTGCTTTTTGAAGCTAGTTGTAAGTATAGCAGCGGCTTTAGCGGTTATGTTAGATCTGTTAGTAATGCCCCGAAATATGTGCCTCTTACCGATTTAGCGCCAAAGTTGATAGAAAGTGCACAAAATGGCAATGCTCAAGCCCAAGCTTTAATGCGTGATGTTGCAACCGCCGCTGTAATTGCTGGTGACTACGATCAAGATTTATTGTCCGGTGCTGTACCAATTAATGACTCTACTAAGCCAGTTATTCCGGCAATTCCGGGTGCACAAGTTGGCGATGTGAATACTGGCATGACTGGTGGTGATGTTGGTGCAAGTGCTCAAGATGCACTAGATCGAGCCGAGGAAGCAAGAAAACAAGCTGCCGCCGCTGCTGATGCTGCAAATGCTGCTGCTGATGCTGCTAGAGCTGCCGCCGATGCTGCAAAAGACTTAATCAATCAAGCTGTTGACCAAGCTATAAAGGATGCTGCTCAAGCTAATGCTGCTCAAGCTGCCAAAGACGCTGCTGACGCTCAAAAAGTTGCTGATGCTGCTGCTGCCGAAGCTGCAAAAGTTGCCAATGAAGCTGCCGCTAAAGCCGAAAAAGCCGCTGCTGCTCAAAATGCAAAAGTTGCTGACGCTCAAAAAGCTTTAGATGCGGCAAAGGCTACTGGTGATACTGCTGCAATTACTGCGGCTCAAGTTGCATTAGATCGAGCAAAAGCCGAAGCTGTTGCTGCTGACGCTGCTGCTGCTAGAGCAAAAGAAAAAGCCAAAGAAGCTGCTGCCGCTAAGCCCGAAGCTAAGCCGTTTGAACTCCCTGCGTTTTGTTCTTGGGCTACTGTAGTTTGTGATTATATTGATTGGGTCAAAACAGAATACGGAAGCGCTAAAGAGTGGGTAAAAAGAGAGCCGGAAGCTTTAGCGCCTGAGCCTGTCCAAGTGCAAGATATGGATATAGGCGACTGGCAAGGCAAAGCTGAAGCTGGTTACGTGTCATTTGAAAGCCAATGCCCTGCTGACGTTCTCATTCCTGTTCAGCTTATGGGGGCATCTCAAACGCTAACAATCAGTTATGCGCCGTTCTGTCACTTTGCAGGTTTAATTCGTTATGCGGTTATCTTAGGTGCATGGATTAGCGGATTGCTAATAATTTCCGGTGGTCGTTCACGCGAATAAAAGCAATCTTACTGGCGGCGCAAGGGCAAACCCCGTTTGTTTGCGCCGCCAGTAAGATTGTTAAAACAAGGGGAAGAATATGGGCGCGTTATTATCAAAAGTTATTCAGGGTGTTTTTGGTGTTGCTGGTGGTCGTGTCCTGCTCGGCATGGGGCTTGGTATAGCATCTGGCGCTATCGTTTTAACAGTCATCAATTACTATATTAATAAAATTGTAGTTTCTGCTGGTCGCTTGGGTGATATGGCGGCTATCTTGCATTTGGCTGGAATGGACGTTGCTATTTCTATCGTCATTGGTGCGGTCATTGTTCGAGCAAGTATTGGCGCAACCAAGCTTACACTATCAAAGGCGGCTAAATAATGGCAGCTCCCGAAAATGGCATGATTAAAGGTCATGGCTTGGTATTAATCACGGGCAAAAAAGGCTCTGGCAAGTCGCATTTTGCCACGTGGAATATTAAATATCTGCGCGATAACTTTCCTGAGCATCCAGTTTATGCCGACATTGAGGGCATTAATATTGATGGGGTCGAGAGGTCGCCGGAGGATTGGCAAGAACTGCCTGATAACTGTACCGTTTTCTATGATGAAGCCCAGCGCTTAGAATGGTGCGACAACTCCAGTTCGCGTATTAACTCTGATCCGCGAATCCGCGAAATGACCATGATTCGCCATAGAAATATCAATATTGTGGTCATGACCCAAGATCCAACGTTCGTACACTCTGCACTTAGAAAATTAGTAGATACTCACTATCACATAAGCCATCCCTTTAAAGATGGCAAGCCAAAAGTGTTTAAGTTCGCTGGCGCTATGAGTACCATTGACGATAAAGGCGCTTACCGCACTTATGCCGTTGAAACATTCACGCACAAATTGGACAAAGACACATCAGCACTTTATAAGTCAGTTGATGACGGTGCTAAGCATGACCAAAAGCGCAAGATTCCTAAACGTATCATTTATATGGGAATTTTTGTAGTTCTGCTAATTTTATTTGCTATTCCTGCCGGAATTTGGGGAGTAAGTAAAGCCTATAATTTTATATCAGGTGCAAAAAACCAAGGCAATGAAATGGCTACAAAAGCCGAGGAGGTAAAAAAAGGTGAAACTCCGGTAAGTGAAGTTACTGGCGCAAGCGGCTTTACCCATCCTCAAATGGACGCTGAACAGTTATCAAAGGAGCAATTGGAAGAGTTATACGCAAAATATCTAGACGACTACACGCGAGAAGTCGCGGAACATGATGCGATTAGACCCGATAGCATCATTGCAATGGGTAGTAAATGCATGGCGTTTAATCGTTTTGGTGATAGCTTAAATATCAGTCAAGATAAATGCTTTGATATGCTCGCAAATCCGGATACCATACCAAAAAAACGAGTTGCCGCGTTAGCTGCCGCTTCTGCGGCTCGTGCGCCGCAATCATCCAATGAGCCGCCGCAAGACTTTGTTAATAATCCGCCGCCGCCATTACCAAATAGCTAACCTTTGTTTGTGCAATTTCGCACGGACAAAGGAGTTTTAACTATGTTTGCTAAGCTTAGTGAAGTCATTGAGTATTATCAGGATTTTCATTTGACTAAAAATAAGTATCACTATCGAGCGCATAATCTGCGCTTTTTTGATGCCCAAAAGTTAAAGGATTTAAGAAAAAAGGACGTTAAGGAATATGCTAAGTTACGCCGCGCTAGTGTATCCAATAGTACGATTAACCGTGAAATAAGCTTTGCTAGGGCTGCGATTAATCGCGTGAATGAAGATTTTGAGCTAAAGCTTAATAATCCCTTTGAGAAAGTGAAGTTTGTTGAAGCTGATTATATTGCCAATTATTTAAACCGCGTCCAGTATGAAAAGCTATTAACGGCGGCATTGGAAACAGATAACCATGATTTGCATGATTTTATTGTGCTGCTAACAATGACTGGCTGCCGCCCTATTGAATTGCTAACGCTGAAATGGTCAAACGTCCATTTAGATAAAAATCAATTCATTGTAAGAAATCATTACAGCAAGTCCAAAAGAACCATGTATAAATATCTAAATGAAACGGCGTTTAATGTGCTATTGGAACGAAGCAAGCAAGCTAAGTTTGATTTTGTTTTTGCTAATAAAAAGACTGGCGACCATATCAAAAGCTTTTCTAAGGGTTTTCAGCTTTGCAAAAAGCGCGCTGGTATTAACTGCACCTTGTATGATTTACGCCATACTTATGCGTCATGGCTCATTCAAAAGGGCGTTGGTATTTATACAATCAAAGACTTGCTAGGGCATGGTGATATTGATTCGACAATGCGTTACGCGCATTTAGACTATAGCCAGTTTGTCGCCGCTGTAGATTTGATAAAATAACTTGATAGATAACTGCTAGACGACTCATGACCTCCGAAGCCGAGGGTCGTGGGTTCGACTCCCGCCGGGCGCACCACT